CGCTTAACGCATCCAACCTCTTCTGTATGTGTGCTTGCATTCTTATATTATATAATTGAATTGGGAAAGTTATCAGGATTTTTACGAAAACACTCGCGCAGCTAACCACGGCTAGCACCACACCAAACGTCAGGCCGACTAAAATGCTGAAAAATAGGCACTCGATTTTTAATAAGGTAATTCTCATAATTGTAAAAGCTCAAGAAAATTACCCTTGGACCTTTTCAATAGGCAAGTCGTACTCTTGGTAGGGCAAAAACCAATGGCTACACTCCGATAAGACATCTGAAAGAAGGACCATAGACATCCAGTCTTTCCTGCCATTGCGCTGGTAGCCTTTGTATAAGCAGTCACTTACTTTTGTGACTCTATCTTTTAAATCGCATTTTTCTTTAGCTAAGTTAAAAAGGTCAATGTTTTTAACGTGGAGGAAAAAAGCTCCGACATCGAAAGCTATCCAAACAGGAGTACCTTTCTCGTTGCACCATCCAGTCTTGCCATTTACATTAGTGAATTCTAGAAGGACTCTACCTTCCCGCATAGAGTTCTTAATCCCTTTGAGGTCCACAGTCTCTCCATCAACAATAAAATCTACATGGCCGATGTCTTGCATCTTGCCTGTCTTTTTTATGGTTAATCCCGCCGACAAACATGAGTGGTGGTAACGCTGTGTGGATTCACACATGATCTTTTTCGTATGCGCGACATGGCTAGAACCTGAAAGACCTTTAGCTTTATTTGAAATCATCTATACGTATAGTACAAAGGTAATTAAAAATTGCAAGAAAAAAATAAAAAAACCCCCTACCCTTGATAGGTAGGAGGTTGATCTAGAAAAAAACTAGACTATTTCTGCTTGGCTTTGCCGATGTTTAAAGCCGCCCACTCTACAAGCTTGTAGATCTTGGCTAAATTACCTGACTGTGGGGTCGGAGTTGCAGCGGTAATAGCTGAAGCTAAAGCGATGGCAGCTGTAACGACAGCGAACCAAGGGTTATTTTGAATTAGTTGAATAATCAATTCCATACTACTATTTACACTATTTCATGTGATTATGAAGCGATTTGTTTTGTCGCGTAGCCTTGGTATTGGTCAGCTGGATCTAATTCCCAGCCTTTAATGCCGAACTTGTGCGCTCCAATCTCTCCATTTGTTAAGTCATGGATTTCTGGAGAGTCTAACCTATGACAACAAGAATCAATAGGATTGTCTCGCTCATTCAAGATTACTATCATCAATTCTTTGTACCCATTACCCCCAACAATTCGACTATCGTATCTGCAGCTCATATAATATTATTATTTAGATTTTTACTCTGCACTTATTACGATATAGTCGTGAAACTTTTTGTAACTGTCGGCATACTCGACACAAGACTTAAAATCACCAGTGTAATCGATGGACGAAGGATTAACTACGAAGAATCTCCCTTGAGGCGTTAAGCATGGATCAGAGTCTTTAACCAAATGGGTAGAGGAGATCCTCCATTCTCTACCGTCTCTCTTAACAAGAGTCTTGAATTTTAGCATGTCAGATGGATGAGCCTCCTCCTCATACTCGTTAAGCATTTTATCAATCTGCCACTTAGTCAAAGAGACATGAGCCTCTAGCTTTTCTGGAGGGACTACCCTCACAGTCTCCCTTATTTCAATTATTGGATTGCGATCATACCATGCGGCTAAACCCAAGGCTGAAGCGAATAGAACTAATGTCGTTATCTTGAACGTATTTTTCATAACTGCTTGAACCTAGCAGCTCAGAATCTTTTGGCAAGAACATTATTTTCCCCCTCTCAGGGTAATTTAGTCTCCAGAGTCATTCTTTATCTGGTTTTTACCGTCCTTACGGACTTTTTTGTTCTGTCGGCGCTTCCCAAAAGGCCTCAAATGTTTCCACCATTCCACCGTTTTAACCGCGCCCTTCCCTTTACTAGAAGTTGCCATACCTTATATTTCTACGTATTCAGGAGCAATCTCAGCGATCTCCTCGCAGAGGCTTTCGATCTCTTTTAGAGACATATCTTTAGCTATTTTTTTTAGTTTTGCTACCTCTGTATGAAATTTTTGATATTGCTCGCCTTGATTTAAATAATCTTTTGTTTTAAGATCGTAAATAAAAGAATCATAAGCTTCGTATCTTGTAGCGTCTATACACTTTTCTATAGGATCAAACATAGAGTTGCCTACTACATAAGTGAAAATATAATTAGGGTCTACTTTGATTTTTACTTCAGACATCGACCCATATTAACCCTCACGCATTTTATGTCCACTAAAAAATCCTGATTCTGCTCCTTATCTTGGAAACATGCCTACTTTTTTCTAAAACAGAGCCACCTTCTCTACTCCCCTCCCCATTCGTATTGCCCTCTACGGTCTTTACGTAGCCTCTAGCGTCTACGTCTTCAACAGCTAAACCAATATGAGAAAACTTGAATACCACGATGTCTCCCGCTTTTATATCCTCATTAGTTGGCTTACGAAGCTCCACACCTTTATTCGATTGCTGTTTCGCCCAGTTCTCAAAATCCCAAGCTGAAGCAGTTTGAGGTCGTTTGCATTCTGCATCTTTTTGTTCAACAGCTTCTCTGACTACCCAACAAATAAAAGCCGCACACCATGGCCAAGCTTCTTTTGGATCTAACCAAGTAGCAGCTTTATACTCATTCACTCTAGGCCCACAGTTCGTTCCGTCCACTTCAGAGACCCCTATCTCTCTCCTAGCTATAGAAACCATGATATCGGCGATGCTCCCATCTGCTGCGGGTTCATGCTCCTTAGACAGCTCTGCGAGAATAGCGTTCCAAGTGATTGGCCCATCACGCCCATCATCGGGAACGCCGATTAAGTTTTGAACAGCTTTAATTACCTGCCTTTTGCCTTTAAAATCCATTTTATTATTTTTTAATAAACTTATCGGGGTTTCGAGCGAACTTCTCCCCGATCCGAACAATGCCAGTAATAACTTCTGGACTAATGACCCCAATGATACCATAAGTTATAGCTTTAGTTAAAGATGAAACATCTGTTTGTTCTAGAACGAACCAAGCGATAGTCGCAGCTATACCAGCCGTTATAATTTTTTTGAATTGCTCCATGCAAGATAAATCTTTATTAGCATGTAGTAATCTAGCGCACATAGCGACCGCCCCTATCAAGGAAACAAGCCATCCACCATTTATGAATTCTTTGAGTATCGACTTTGCTGGCTCCATGTTTTATTAATTACACTTGATACAAAAAAAGCCCACTTTCCAGTGACATTTTTTTAAATATTAATCATTTAAATGGATAGACCTCGCGCTCAAGACGGCGGAACCTTGCGTCTGAGTGCCAAACCTCATCAGTATTAGGCGTATAAATGCCCTCTTCAGTCGGAATCGGCTTCCCTTTCTGTAGTTTCAGAGCGGAAGGTTGATAGATATTTAAATTGCGAACGTTCAGAGATGAGTCTTTCGCGCAGGAGGTCAGCCCAATCAGCATCGTTACTAGTGCCACTTTGCCTAAGGCTTTCAATTTCTTTAATGATTTCATCTTCTTCTTTCTTATGTTCTTTTTGTAAATCATAATAAAACCGTTTATTCTTGAGAGCTAAAAATAATTCTAAAGATATAAAAATAGATTTAATTAATCGCAACATTAAGCCTTTACTCCATGAGTGTATATCTTCTTCTCTGTTTTTTCTAGATCATTAGCTACTTGAGTCACATAACCATCGACTACCCTTGCACAATCAATAGCCCATTCGCGAGAACCTTGGAGTTCAGCGCTGTAAACGTGATGATATTCGCCTTTTCGAGTGTATACTTTGTAAAAAATAGTTTTTGTTTTCATTCGTTTGGTATGAATTCTAAAGAAATATTACCGACATTCTCTTTATTATCTGACAGATGCCCATAGATCATGACGGTTTTAGATAAAAAATCAATACCTTTTTCGTCTAGAAGGTAAATATCTTCCCCGTCAGAGAACTCTCTCAACAGACCGTGTTTGATTTTTTGCGTCCAACACAACAGAAGTTCTTTACCCATTAAATGAGCAGTAGTCTTGTTTGTAC